TTCTATATCTATTGCAACTGTATCAATACCATTAAGATTTAAATCTTCTGGTGTGTTACACATTATAATCTCTCTCTAATATCATCTCTAAGTAATGTATTGCTTTTCTTATATCTTGTTCCTTTCCTTTTACAGAATGCCTGCAAATATATTTTATAGCATTCCCCTCAGCAAACAAGAATTTATTTTCATTAATAAACTCTGCTGGCTGAATTTTCATATTTTGATAGTGTTTACCACCTACTTGTTCTTCTAGTGATTTGTATGTCACTCCTTTAAACATATCTTTATTTGTCATCTTACCCCTAACGTTCGTTTATATTTATCTTGTGTGGCTATAGTCCAACAATCATATCTTCCTCGACTATAAGCAACATATTTTAATCTTAGTTGACTATGGTAGTCTTCCGCTCTAAATCTTGATTCGTCCACAATAACATTATCAAAATTTAAACCTTTTACTGTATGCATGTTTGCATACTGAACTCTAATATCCTCATTTTCATTGTACCCTTGTCTTAATATTTTTTTTATGTAAATTATTCTTTCATCAAATTCTTTTTGTTTTAAACTTTTTTTTAATGCTATTAGTGCAAAATCTTTTTGTTTAACGGAAGATTCTTTTAAAAGTTTTAATTTAATTAAATCGTGTATAGTATAATCTTTTTCAACCCAACCCTCAAAGTTCTCTTCACCTCTACCTCTGACTATAACTTTACTACCCATATAATGCCAAAAATCTTTTATTTGTTTTAATGACATAGGTACACCTTCACAAAACTTTGGCCAAAGTTTGTAACACCTTAACTCTTTTTTTGATACGTGGGCCGTGTTTCCTACATGTGCAAACTCTATACCGTGTTGCTTAAAAAATTTTTTAACCCATGAGTCTGATGGCACTTGTCGATAAGTAAATAAAAAAGTTTCATTAGTATTTTTTATTTTATCTAATAAAGCTTTCATAGCGCTACAGTTTGTATTTAAACTTGGTAAATAATAATGAATACCTTTGTGCTCTGTTGGTTTCCAAATTCTGTGAGTTCCATATTCGTTCCAAATAGGTTTTATTATTTTTTTACATAAAGCATTTATAGTTTTACTACATCTATGTCCTTGTTCTAATTCTTCAGCCCCCTTTGATAACTCATAAAATTCTTTTGCATCTGCTCCTGCCCACTCAAATATTGTTTGATCGGGATCCCCAACAAACCAATATTCTTTTGCATTTGTAGCTATTTTATCTAAAGCTATTTTTTGTGTTTTATTACTATCTTGTGCTTCATCTACTATTAGTGCGTCTATGTTAGGTTCTTTAGCTTTTTCTATAAATCTTTTTATCATATCGTGATAGTCTAAAGTTCCATGGTCCTTGTTGTATTTTTCAACAATAAGTAACATTTTTTTTATATCAACTATAGAGTAACCATAATATTTTTTGTTAGACTTTTTCCAGTGTTCATCTAACGACCTATTAAAACCATAAGCTTCTTTTACAAATTTAAAATAACCATGTTCCCTATTATTAAATTCTGATTCTGTTACTTTGTGTGTTTGAAATATAGAATCTTGTATGCATAAATTTTTATAATCTTCATAACTTAAAAGTTCTTCCCCCATAGTTGCTTTCTTTTTACAGTAATGATGTATAGTGCAAATATTATGCTCTAATGCTTTTTTAGTAACCCCTTGCATTTCTTTTAACTTTAAAATTTCATCTTTAATTTCATCAGCTGCAACGTTTGTGTGAGATAAAATTATTATTTTTTCATATTTAAATTTAGATAATAACTCTACATATTTATTTGTAATAAATGTAGAGGTTTTTCCTGTGCCTGGTGGACCAACCATAAATTTAATTTGAGTCATCTGCTATCTCCTTAAATTCACCCTCTACAATAAGATCATCTATTTCAACTTTTTGATTTAAAATACGCCAAGATACACAAGATTTATTTTCAAATTTTCCATGATTTTTTTTTGCTTTTAATATATTTTGACATTTAATTACTAAATCTACTCTTGATAAATTTACTCTTTGTCTATGTAAATAGTCTTCAAATTTATCTAAATTAAACTCTAATATCTTTCGTTCTATATTATAATAAGGCAAACCAAAGTTTGCTAACTCTTTTTTATTTGTGTATGCTTTTTCTTCCGAAATATAATTTTTAAAATGTTTAACAAACCTTAAATCCTCCTCTGCCTCTTCAACGTAATTATTTGATTTTTCTCTTGCCTCATACTTTCTACGCATAATCTCTTCAAAATCTGCAGCTTTCATTTCTGGTATCCACACAGAAGCTTTACTTATTACAGCATCATAAAATAATTTTTTATTTCTAAGTGTTGGACCATCTACAGTAATTGTTTTTTCAACAGCCTCTCCTTGTACTACAGCATTTATTTTTACAAAGTATCTATCGCTTCCATATTCTATTATTTGCCCAATAGATTGTTTCGCTTCTTCGCTTGTAGCTTCTTGCACACCAATCCAACTAAATATGGTTGCAATTGTTTTTGTAGAACACCCAATAATCTCTGCAAGTTTTGGCATACCAAATTTTCTATTTGCTTTCTTGTGTGTTGTTCCTTTTCTTTTTCTTTTTTCTGCCTCTTCATCTTTTGCTGCCACTGCAATTTTGTAAACAAAATTATCTATATCATCCACATTCCACTCTGTGTGTTTTAACAATACACCTGCCATGGCAGTGCAATAGTCATCTCTCTGCCCTGAGCCTGCATACGTAATGCATAACGCTGATGACAAAGCAATTTTACCAAGATCAACTTTAAGATTACCTGGGTACTCATCAATACCTTCATACTTAACCCACTTAACCACTTCATTCGTTGTATGGTATTTTGTTTCTGGTACTAACGTGTATTTATTTGCACCATGTCTTATTTCACAAAGTGTTGCACCATGTCCATAATCTTTATAATAATTTTCTAATTCTTTTGGTAATGCAAATTTTTTGTAGTCTGATGTGCCAGACCAAAGATAATGACTTGATGGATTATTTC